GGCACAATAATGAACTAACCATCTTGGTTCTTGTGATGCATAATCAAAGGAACCCCATTTGTGGCCCTCCTCCGGGATAAACAAACCACGAATTAATTTTTTGATCTCAGGATCTCGTGCAGGAATTTGTTGCAAATTGGGGTTACTTGAGCTAAAACGACCAGTAACAGTTCCTCCACCATCGGATCTAAGAGAGTGAAAATCACAATGTATTCTACCATTATGAGAGTGTTCAAGAATAGTATCGACAAAAGTCGTATTGGCTTTGTTTATTTCTCTAATTTTTATAATCTTTTGTGCAATTGGATGAGTGTTATTAGCAAGAACTTGTTTTGTAAACATGGGAGCCCCGGACTTTTCTGTGCGAGAATACGGAAGACCCACAGCATCAAAGACCTTTGCTACAGATGTGGCGACCCACGGTTCAACAACCACCCCGGTTTCCTTGACTATTTCATCTATAAGTGATTTTTCTATTTTAGCTAAATCTTTTTTAGTTCTTTCTGCTTTTTGAACATCAACACGAACACCTTTAGTTTTCATCTCAAATAGTACAGGCAGTAAGCTACTCTCTAATTCAAAGATACTTGTGCACTCTTCTTGAGTTATTTTTTTTCTTAAATTTTCCCAAAGTTTTAAAGTTATTAAAGCATCTTGCTCAGCATACTTTCCAACATATCTAGGAGGTAGTTGCCACATACCAGACTTTGGATCAACACCAAACTCAGCTGCCGCAGACTTTAATAATTTTTCATCTTTATATTCTCCAAGATAATCTCGAGCAAGAGAATTTAAATTGTACCACTTTCTGTTTTCATCTAACAAAGGAGCAGCAATCATAGTATCTATAATCTTACCCTTAACTTCTATACCCTCGGCTCTTAACCAACCTAAATCGTACAATGCATTATGAAATACTTTACTTATTGTTTCGTCTGCACAAAGTTTTGTTAACCAACTGTACACGGCATTCTTTGGCATGTTTCCTACCTTATGTGCCGTAGGGAAATACCAAGCACTGTCGCCAGCTCCAACAGCTATACCTATTATGTATCCATCTTTTCTAGTCCACCCAGGCCCAAGAGTTAATAAGTTTGTATCTTTAGTTTCTAAGTCAATAGATATTGTTTCATGTTGTGATAAATCTGGAAGTGTTTGAGGTGGCTCCCAATCTGTATCTACATTCCCCCAAGATACATCTTTTATATCTTGATCTAGTAAATGATATTGATCATGTTTTGTCATTTATAATTTCTCCACCAAGGGCTGCGTATCCGATAACATCTGTCCAAGAATCATCTTTTGAAATATCTTCAGCAAGACGAGCTACCTTTACACCAATCATACAAGCCACAACTTCCTCTGGAGTGATTGCACCATTTAATTTTTTATCTAATAGTATAGTCCATATATCGGCTATACGTTGATGATTCTTTTTAGCAGGTCCATACTCTTTGGCTCTCTGTCCATTGATTAGTCTCTCTGCTTCTTTTAAGAAATATTCTCTATCTTTTTTCATATGTTAAACCTATGTAATGCATTTGATTCGATTAAGTGCAATGTTTTTTTAGCACGAGTTGCTCCCACATAAAAAGTTCTTATCTCAGAATCTTGATCTAAGCTTTCTACGCAGGCCTTGGTTGAGTCAAGAAGTAAAGCTACGTTATCCGCCTCTCCACCTTTTGCTTTGTGAATTGTCGATATCCGAATCCTCGGCTTCCCGGTTAGAATCCTCTCCCCTCGTCTCCTCACTGATGTTATGTAAGCAACTTCTTGATCCGATACTTTCAAGACTTTCTGCCACGGAGTCTCGTGTGAGACGTTCAAACTGCATTTCTCTATAATATCGTCTAGAGTATAGGTTTGTTCGGCATCTAGGGAGGACAGTAACTTTCTCCCAGATTTGGAAATAATATTCGGGTTCAATATCTTGGTGAAGTTTTTCAGTTCTACTGTAGACAAGCTTTGGTTTTTGCATAGTTTAAGCCACACCTCTATTCCATTAATAACATTTGGGGAAACAGACCAACCAGTACCCTCTCTCCAATAGAGATAGCCGTCCTCTTTGAGACGATTACATACTTTATTTGTGATATAATTAGTTCTCGCAAGTACCAACCATTCGCCACTAGTTAAGTCTACATCAAGTATATCTCGATGCCATGTTATGGTGCCATCTTTTTTAGTGGGTTGCCAATTCTTTGTTTGTCTGGTAGAGACTTTCTTTATGAGATTCTGTGAGAAATCATGCACGGCAGTCGGTACACGAAACGATTTTGTTAAAAATAATTTATTGTCACATGCATTTAAAAAGTCAGAAACCTTCACACCCATCCAAGTATATATAGCTTGATCATCGTCTCCAGCATAATAAACTTTTTTTGAATTAGGAACCAAAACTTCTTTGACCATCTTCCATTGTAGAGGTGCTAAATCTTGTGCCTCATCTATTATGAGCAAATCAAATGTAGGAGATGTCCCTTGTTCTATAAATTTTTCTATCATATCAACAAAATCTAATTTGTTTTTTGCCTTTTTATAGTCACTATATCCTTTATCTAAAACTTTTAATTGTTGCCAATGTAGTGTGTGATCCCAGGCATCATTAAATTGTTGTTCTAAAGACACTTCTCTAACACGAGCCATTTGTATTAGAGACATATATTTATCTCCACCAGCTCCTATTTGAAACAAAGGCCCCTCTTCTAAACTAATTGTCGGAGCAGCTCTAAATTCTAATCCATGAAGTTTACCAAGATCATTATAATCAGACCCTTTAAAAACTGATTTTATATCTAAACCTAACCATGTAAAAGCAAGTGAGTGTAATGTTCTAAAATAAATCATTTGCTTTTTATCTAAACCAAGTTCTATTGCCGATCTATCTCTGGCTTCTGTTGCCGCCTTGCGACTAAAAGACATGAATGCAATCTTAGTTGGATCCATACCATCTTGAATGGCTTTCTTTATTATATCAATTAAGGTTGTGGTTTTACCCGTGCCAGGCGGCCCGAAGATTACAGTTTCCATTAATTATAACTTTCCCAATCCACAGATTCAGTTCTTTTATCTATATAATCTCTAACCATTTTTATATTTCTAACCATCTCCTGATAATAAACTAATTCAATTCTTTCTTTTTTTGTCATAGAGCCTGGTAGTTTTCTCATGGCTTTTTCAGATACTTTAAAATATGTTAAATACCTATCTAAAATATGAACACAAATATCATGAGTTAATTGCATGTCGTCTTTTACATCACTTTCCATTTTCTCCACACACTCCTTTCGCATATATTTTAACTGCCTCGGGATGAAGCCTCCAAGCCTCCTCCACAACATAGTCCTCAATTAATCTTTTATCTTTTACACATTCTTCATACGTTTTAAAAACGACCTCGGGATTCCAAAAATTACATATTGACTTACCGCCATCTATTCTAGGTGCCTCAACCAATACAATACAAAAAGCTATTAATACTTCCATTAGAACGGTGACTCCCCTGCTTCTATTTTTAAAGTGTCTACTTCTATTTCAGATGTGAACTCTGGAATACTCCAAACCCTTATTGATTTCCAAGCACCTATTGATGTTTTAAAATTTTTGATGGACGAAGAATCTCCGTTGTTTATTTCTTTTAATCTTTCTTGAACTTGTGCTCTTGTATAGTTGTCAAATTTTTTCTGTCTCATAAACTCCATCAAAGACTCTAATCTAAAATATGTTTTGTTTTCCTCTGTCTCTGTGTATGGTTTACCTAACATAACTTCTTCAAAGGTTTGTGCTTGAACTCTACCTGTACAGTATGTTTCTAACAAAGATACAAATTGTCCTTTGTATGTAAGTTCTTCGGGTACATTTATTTCATTACAATTTTCTAGTAATCCGTTAATCTGTTCTTCCCATAAACTATCTTTTAGTTTAGGAGGCATAAAATTTAACTGCTCCATACAAGCTCTTTGGAATAATCTTGGAGTCTGTAATTCATCAGTTGTTAATTCTAATCGTCTACCACCTATATCCACGAACCATAGTCTTGGCTCCGACAAGATAACAGATAGTCCACTAATTGTGGGCATAGATCCAACACCAATACCATGCTTTAAAGTTCTACATACTCCTTGATTACAATGAGAGGACATAGGTTCTTCTTTACATAAGTATTGATATTCTTTTTTTTCTAATGTGTTTTGTATTGCAACAACTTCTGATGCCGTAAGTGGTGGAGTAAAATCTTTTGCATTGTGTTCTTCTAATTTAGATTTCCAATCTTGAGGAAAAGCTTTTTGTAAGAAAACACCAAGATGAAAGGCGGCTCGGTTTCTACCCCCTTCGAATATACCTATTGACATTAATGAACGTAAGCACGGAACATAATTAGGATATAATTCTACTGCCCCACCGATTGGTATTTTTAAAAAATCTTTTGGTTTCGCTTTGACTTTTTGTATTTCTTCAATGAATTCTTGTAATGTCGCATCTTTATACGTTCCTTCTGTTTTGAGGATCGCATAACGGAAAGTTTGCTCAGAGTCAAAATACGGCAAATTAATGAAGTTACCCACATCGCCCCTCTCGACAAGAACCTGTTCTTGTTTCGGGAATATTTCACACCGACCATGCCCAAGAGCAGCAGATATTTCAGCAGCCTTGTCTCTAAAATCACTCGCATTCATCCACTCCTCAAAGAAAAAGAATATGTGTGCACCACCAGATTTACTACGGCACACGATACACGGAACATTGAACTTTTCTAATTTATCTATTAACTCATTATGGTCAAGAGGATATTGATCTATATCCAGAGCACCAAATTTACATTTGTTATCTTCATTGATAGGTATAGCACCAACACCTTGTTTACCATCTATGTGTTTTTGTACTAATTCTAATGTTAAGGGATTTCTTACTATATAAGATTTTGCTTTTTGTTTACCAGCCATTCGTTGAGTAGACACTTCTGTCTGACCATGTGCTGATCGAAAGCCTTCAAATGCTTTCATTAATTCTTCTGCTAAATTCACTCTTCACTCCATAGAAAAAAGAGCCGTGACTTGGAGGACATAGCCACGGCTCTGATTAATTAAAACGGTATTTCTTCATCCTTCTGACTTGATGACATTTCATCGGCAGAAGCCGCAGCCATTTTAATTTCCCCTTTTCTAAAACTTTGATACATAGTTCTAGCCTCTAACATCATAGATTCTAGTTCCTTTGACATCTCAGTTACACGATCAACTTTATAATTATACCAACTACCTTGATCGTTGCTTTCTGCAATAGTCTTTATAGACCATGCAGTTCCGTAAAGTGGCATAGGTTTACCCGAAGGTAATCTTATACCATTCTTCATTGTGTTCCATCTACGAGAGACTTTTAACTGTGTCTTCTTCATATCAAGAACTGCTGGAGAACATAACTTTGTCTCTGGATCCATCACTTGCACGAGATGTTGATGTGTCCTAACTAACTCATTACCAGATGGCAGAATTTCTGCCGCACCTTCACGAGTTGTTAAAGTTATGTCCTTATCATCGGGAGATAGTTCTCTAATGAAACCACCACCACTTGATCTAAGGGCGAACTCCAG